CCCCCTCACTCGCCAAAGTCGAACCCCACCTCGGCTGGGCCGCCGGCTCCGCCGTCGCCATCCTCAAGGGCGGCGACCCCACCCCCGCGCCCGCCGTCCACGACATTTCAGCCAGACTCCGCGGCGGCCCCGACCGGCTCCGCGGGAAACTGCCCCTGCGGATCGTCGACGAACTGGAGAGCGACGACCCGCTCCTCGACTCCGCCGTCATCCAGCTGCCCGGCACCAAGGGCGTCCGCATGACCGTCGTCGTCCACGGGCAGCCCGACGCCACCCCCGAGGAGATCCAGGAAGCCCTCCTCGCGTGGCGGCGCGCGGAGAGCAAGCTGCACCGGCTCCCCGGCGACGATGACGACTCCCCCGCAGCGAACGGCGCGTAACCGCAGCCGCACGCGTTGCGCACGTCCCCTCCCCACCTCCACCAAAGTGTGATCTCATGGCAACACCACGAGGGAGGGGCGCCCGCGGAGGTCTTTGGGGGACCTATGTGCGTGCGGGTAGTGCGAGTGACGGCAATGCCGTTCAACGTCCAACTGTGGGTGGAAGACCGCGACGACGGGCACTACATCGTCTACGTCGACCGTAAGCTGATCACCAGGCGCGGCGCCCAAGCCCTGCAGCTCCTACTGACGTCGAGTGCCGCCGGCTGGAAGCGGCTTGACGAGACAGTGGTCCGCACCGTCCTGCGCGCCGTCACCGGTTGACGCACAGCGCACGCGGCGAGGTGATCCATGGCATACGCGGAGAAGCGGGGACCGAACCGGTGGCGGGGCCGCTACCAGCGGCCCGACGGCACCTGGGGGTCGGTCACCCGCGACGACAACGGCCAACTGTTCACGACGAAGACGTCCGCCAAGAACTATGCGGCCGGCCTCGAGACGGACGTGCGGCGGAAGACATTCCTCGACCCGCGGGACGGGCGCATCACCGTCGGCGAGTGGGCCGACCTGTGGATCGAGTCGGTCGAGCTCGCCAACCGCTCAGACACCACCTACCGGCAGCGTCTGCGGTCGGTGATTCTGCCCCGGTGGAAAGACGTTCCCATGGGGGACGTGTCCGAGGTCGCGGTGAAGATGTGGGAGCAGCAGCTGCGGAAGCAGTACAAGCCGCGGTACGTGAAGAGCATCATGTCGGTGCTGCGGGTCATGTTCGACGACGCCGTCTCCTCCAAGGTCCGCGCGGACAATCCGGTGCCCACCCTCAAGTCGCGCCGGCGTGGCCGGTACAAGGGTAAGCAGCAGCATGACGAGGTCGTCATCGCCACGCCCCGGCAGGCCTGCCTGCTGGCCCGGAACGCGCGTGAGATGCGCGGTGTCGTCGGCTACACGATGGTCCTCACGATCGCCTACTGCGGGCTGCGGATCTCCGAGGTGGCCGGCCTGCGCCGTTAGCACCTGATTCTCGAGGATGCCGGGCAGGGGTGCCGTCTGCTCGTTCAGGCGCAGTCCCAGTACGTGGGCGGCAAGAAGGCTCAGGTGGCGCCGAAGTACGAGTCGACGGGCAGCATCATCCTGCCGCCGTTCCTCGCCGGGCTACTGCGTGAGGTGCTCGCCTCCCACACCTGCGAGTGGGTGTTCCCCAGCGCACGCGGCAAGAAGATGGATGTGGGGGCGTACTTCTACGCGGACATCTGGCGGAGGTTCGTCGACGGGCACCAGGCCGAGCGGGACCGGTTCGGCCGGCCGTCGCGGCTGCCGGACATGAAGTCGGTCGCCGGTATCGAGAACCTGGTGCCGCACGGGCTCCGACACTCGATGAAGGTCTGGCTGGATGAGCTGAAGCATCCTCGGGTGGCGGTCGAGGAGCGGATGCGGCACACGATCCCGGGCGTGGAGGGCACGTACTCGCATACGACTCTGGCGATGGAGAAGGACATCGCGACGGACCTGCAGAAGCTGTGGGAGGCGTCGGTGGCGGTGGTGGACGATCCCGGGGAGTGGGAGCCGGCCCGGCCGCGGCGGAAGAAGGGGAGTGAGTTGATCTCCCAGGAATCTCCCACACCCAACGGATCTGGTCTGTTGGGTGGTTCTGGGTCATGATGGACGTGCGGTCCGAGCTGGCCTTTAACGGCACGGCGGACGCTTCCCATTAGGTTCCTCACCGTTCACCTCGGACGATCCCCCGCGTCGCCCGAGTGTCTAGGTTGGGTGTTCGTTGGCCTGCGTTGTTGTCGGTGGTGTCCGGTATTTCGCCGTTAGCTTCCAGCGTTGGTTTGGATTCGTTGGGTGTTCGTCTGGGTTGGGTCTGCTAGATCATCTCCCATCCGTCTCCCATGCCTCCCTCTCGCGTTCCCTCTGGGGCGTGCGCACCCCCGGCATCGTTGCCGGGGGTGCGCTCGTATCGGCGACCGCGAAGGGAGGGGCGTCCGTTCGTTGTGCGCCGACACACCTTGCCCCCGGTTTCCTGCTATCCGGAAGGCTGCGGGTGATGCGGCAGTTCACTCTTTCGAGCGAACACGGGTTCGATTAATGGACAGTACAGGGAGCCCTGCGGCATATGCCAGGCCGTAGGGCTGGGCTCAATCTTGATCTGTTGGCGACCACTTGGGTACTGACAGATGATCATGGACGGCTGAGCGTTTAGGGGGTGCCATCCCGCCGCAACCCCCGACCCGACTGGGTCATGCACCGCCGAGTCGCCCTCGGACACCGGATCGCCGACTTACGGCGCCAGGCCGAACTCTCACAGGAGCAACTGGCTCACCTCGCCGGCATGGAGCGGCGGAGTATCCAGCGCTACGAGAGTGCTGTCCGGGACCCGCAGTACTCGGACCTTCTGCTGATTGCTCACGCGCTCCGTGTGCATGTCACCGACCTTCTGCACGGCTGATGGGCCGCTGCGGCCGCTTCCTGACCGGGGCTATAGACCGAAATTCAACAGCAGGTTGATCGGTGGGGGAAGGGTGTCGGCCGCACCTACTTGTGCGCGCCGTGAACACCCCGCGCGTTTCCGTCACAGCCTGTGCAAGGTGTGGCCCCGACTTGCCCGCCAGGTAGAGAACCGCCGCCGCTCATTGCCTCCGAGGCGACACCCCGCCGGCGAGCCGCTCCGCCGCGTCCGCCGCAGTCTCCTGGTAGGCCCGGTACAGCTCCTCCGCCTCCTCGCAGGGGCTGCCGTCGGCGCACTGGCAGACGGGGCACTGGTGGAGGCTGTGGCGGACGTACCGCTGCCACGCCTCCTGAACCGGGCTGAGCCTGCCAGCGACAGCGGCGAGTGTCGGCCGTCTTCCGGCTGCGGGTGCGGGGTCTTTACGCTCGTCCACGTCGACGGCTCCTTCGTCGGCTCGCCTCCGGGTGGGCGGCCCACGCTCCCCGGAGGCTCGATTACGTGCAATTGCAGCGTACCCGTGCGGGATAAGCGGTATAGGTCGTATGGGTCGTCTGATCTCGCGTGTTCGGGTAGGTCCGCTTAGCGTCACGGATCATGAAGTGGGAGCCGGATGTGCCGAGGTGGCGGCAGGTGTACGCCGCGATGTCGGAGCGGATCCTCGACGGCACCTACCCGCCTGGTGGGCGGCTTCCGTCGGCGATGGCGGTGTGTGATGAGTTCGGGATCAGCCAGGTGACAGCGAAGCGGGTCCTGAAGGAGCTGCGGGCAGCCGGCTTGGCGGAGATGCAGCCGGGGATCGGCACGTTCGTGACGCAGTTGCCGCAGCCGCCGAACTCTTAGGCGTCTGTCAGACCCCGCCCGTAGGATCGGTTCATGTCTCCCTCTCCTTCGCCTTCGGGCCCGCCGCGGTCTGCTGCGGTGGTGGATGCGGAGATCCGTGCCCTGCTGGTGGCGACGGGCGGGTGGCTGTGGGGGCCGACGCGGGAACGCTACGAGGCGTTGCGGGATGAGTGGGTGCAGGCCGTCCGCGAGGAGATCGTCAAGGCGGCGTAGGCTGACACGCGAGCGCCCCCGCCTGCTTCTCTCAGGCGGGGGCGCTTCTGCATGCGGGGTTCAGGCGGTCACTTCTCGGTGGCGTCGGTCTCCCGAGACTCCCAGCCTTCAGCGCCACAGCGGCGACAGGACCACTGGACCCCGTCGGGCCCGTCGTACTCGATCTCTTCGTCGTGGTCATAGGTCTCGCCGCAGACTTCTTCGTCCTCGGTCGGCTTGTAGGCCATTGTCGGTTTCCTCACTTCTCGTCGGCGATGCGGATGTCGAGGCTGATGGCGTACACGCGATCCCGGTCGGGGTCGTATGAGGCGTACCGGTTGTGCAGCTCCTTGTCGGCGTCCTTCTGATGGTCGAAGACCCGGTGAAGGAGCGAGTCGTCCTCTCCGAGCGTTTCCTGGTGGCGCAGGTAATCGATCGTGTGGGCGCGGGCCATCTCGGCGCTGTCCGCGATGACGTAGATGGTTCCGCTGATGCGATCCGACTTGCTGATCGGCATGGCCGGTGTCCTCACTTTTCGGTGGCGCGGTCGGTGCCGTACTGGGCGCCGTCGTCGTAGATCGGGTCGGCGGGCGTGTCGGTCGGGATCTGCGCGTCGGGGTCGGGGCCGTAGGTGGCGCCGTCGTCGTAGATGTCGCTCATGGTCGCTGTCCTCACTTCTCGTGGTAGATCCGCTTGTGCTTGCTGACGCTGGCTCGCGCCCCCCGGTAGCCGGGCTTGGTGGTGCACTCGTCGCACTCCACCCAGTCGGTCTCGCCGCTGGCCACAGCGTCTCCGGTGACGGAGTGGTGCGGGCCGTAGCCGTGAGCGTGGAGGAAGTGCGGCACGCTGCCCTCGTACTTGAGGGCGATGAGCGCGGACTCGGCGGTCTTGTCGTGGCCCTGGGCGAAGAACTTCCCGAGGCCGACCTCGCGACCGCAGCCGCACCAGCAGGTGCCGGTGGGGATGAGGCGCGGCTTGCTCACTTCTCGCCCTCCAGCAGTGCGCCGATCGCGGCGACGACGTCGGAGACGGCCTGGTTGTACGCCTCGTCCTCCGGCGTGCGGGTGTCGTCGTGCAGGTACTCGCCGCGCGCCGCCTCGATCGCCTCGCGGAGGATCTCAGCGCGGTAGGCGTCGAGCATCTCCTGCGTGCGCTCCTTCGCCTCAGCGTTGTCAGCGCTGGGGACGGAGAGCCAGAGCCGCTCGGCGATCGCCCCTCGGGCGGTGGTGGTGCTCTCGGTTTTCGTCATGAACTCAAGGTAGCAAGTCAAGACTTGCAGTCAAGACATCATTAGGAAAGATACGTCCCCCGTAGACTTCGCCCGTGAGCACCTTCGACTTCCCCGACACCCTGCTCGACCTCGAACGCACCGCCTGGGCGGCCATCCAGGCCGGGACCCTCACCGTCGAGCAGGCCGACGCCGTACAAGCCGAGGTGACCAAGTTCGCCGCAGAGACCGGGGCCGACCGACACAAGGTCGAGATGGCGCTCAAGAAAGCCGTCCGGCACGGGAAGGGCTGACAGCAGCGCCCCGCCTGCGTGACCAGACGGGGCGGCTACAGCACTGCGCCAGCAAGGGCTGATAGTCCCACCAGTCTACGAGGGTCCACCGACACTGCCGGAGCGTCGCGTCTCCTCGGGCCACTCCGTCAGCGTCTCGCCCGTCTCCTCATCCACCAGGGTGATACGGCTGCCAGGCTGCCCGTACCGGCCGACCAGGGTGAGGAACTGGGCGCGGGCGATCGGCTCACTCCCCCACCAGCCATGCAACGTCGGCCGGCCCGCCAGGGTCAGCGTGACGTGGAAGCGGTCGACGGTCATGCGAGGCGGATCCCGCGCGCCTGGTGCGGCTCACGGACGATCGCGCCCTTCGCTTCCAGTTCCCGCAGCTGGTAGTGCACCGACGACGGCCGCATCCCCACCGCCGCGGCGAGCTCGGCGACCGTCGGGGCGTCGCCCTCGTCGGTGATGGCCAGCCGGATGTGCCGGAGGATCTGTTCCTGCCGGTCGGTGAGGTGTGCCACCTTGTGGTTGGCCATACCTCGATGGGAGCACGTGTTCGAATATTGGCGCAAACTGGGACCGTGACCGACCTGCCCCCCGACCTGCCACGACTCCGCACCCTCGAGACATGGCTCGCCCTTACCCTCGACGAAGTACGCCGGGCCATCGCCGCGGCCGAGCAACGGGAGGCGGAGCGGCAGCGCGGCATCGAAGCCCGGCCGCCGGCGCCGGACTGGCTCCTCGAGATGGGCCTCAACCGGAACGCTCCCCCGGTGCAGGTGCACGTCGGCGGCTGCTGGAACGCGGGCAAGAGGACCCGGGGCATCAGCCGGGACGAGGCACTGCAGGCCCTCGCCGACGGGGTCAAGGCGTGCGGGGCGTGCCGGCCGGACTCGGAGCTGGGCTTCCTGGAGGGGTAACACGAGTGCCCGCCCCCACGCATCAGGGGCGGGCACTCGGAGATCGGCGACCACGCTGGGCTGTCGCCACTGAGCACCGCGGACGGCGCGTCAGCAGTTCACCGGGACGGAGGGCCACCTATTGCGCACCCCGGCTCCAACGGTCTCCAGTTGGCCGCCCCGCACATCCCAGAATGCCAGAAGGCCCGCCAAGACGGGGGATGCTTGGCGGGCCTACCGGCAGTGTCGCACGGGGGTCAGACGGCTGGGGCGTCTTCCCACGGCCAGCGCGCATCCCGACCCGCCTCCAGCAGCGGGATCATCCGGAAAGCCTGATCCGTGAGCCCGCCGAACGTGTGGCGGCCGGACTTCCCGGACGGCATCGCGCCCGGCTTGTAGCCGGCCATGTTCCACATGTACACGGGCGTCGCCCGCGGCACGAGGTCATCGATCGCCGTCTCCCGCATGCCGCCATGCCCCCACATGTTGGAGGGCAGCCAGCCCGGCCGGGTCTGCTCATCGGTGACGATGACGATCCGATCGTGGGCGAACCAGTGGCGCTTGACCGCGGCCGGGATGTCGGTGCCGCCGATCTGCCCGTAGCCCTCGATGAGCTTCAGGACGCTGCCCCCCTTGGGGACGGGGATCTCCTTGGACTCGCCACCGAACTCGACCAGGGTCGGCTTCTCCGCCCGCAGGGCGAGCGCGCTACCGAACACTGCGGCCTGCTCGGCGAGCGTGATGTCCGACCGGTTCGGGGTGGAGAAGCCGTAACCGGGGAACATCGACGGCGACCGGTCCACCAGGATCAGCGTGCTGCCCTTCAGGCGCGGCACGTTGGCGAGGGAGTGGCCGAGGGCCTGCTCCAGGGCGTGCGCCCACCGCAGGGACGGGGCGTGCTTGTAGGCGGCCCACCAGCGGAACGGGAACATGCGAGACTTGGCCACCTGCTCCGGGTCGGAGAACCGGGCGCAGACCTGCGCGGCCACCTCGTCGGACACGCCCGCCTCGTCAAAGTTCCTGAGGTTTCTCGCGAGCGCCATCAGCCCCATCGACGGGATGATCGCCTTCCACGCGGCCTTGTCCATCGGCCCCTGCAGCCAGCCCGCCAGCGCCTCCCACGTCATGCCGGCGTGGTTCAGGAAGTCCGCGGCGTCCGGCCGCTTCAGCAGGTCGCGCCGCTTCTGCATATCCCACTTGGCGATCTCGTTGCGGGTGTGGAGCAGTTGCAGCGACTCGGGGATCGGCTTGTCACGCTTGTGGCGGCGGTCGATGGCGTGCTCGAACAGGTCACCCTGCCACAGAGCGGCCGGGGCCGGGTGGACGAGTTCGATGACGTCGCCGAACCGGTAGCCCTTGGAGTCGGTGTCGTACTTGAGAAGGGCCCGCTCCGTGTACAGGGAGCCGAGGGCGTCCTCGATGCCGCGCTTGACGGGCTTGGGGATGCGGCGGCCGTAGCGGGACGTCCAGTAGCCGAGGAGCTCCCCCGGCTCGTCGGCGCGCCGGAGGACGGAGGCGATGACCTGCCGCGAGTGACCCGGCGCCTGAGCATCGAGGCGGGCCTTGGTGAACTCGGCGGCGCCGACGATCGCCGCGGTCCGCATGTTGGCCTCGGTGCGGAGCCAGCCGAGCAGGCCAGCGGTCCAGTCGGGATCTTCGACGGCGAGCTGCCGGACGAGGGCGGTGTACCGGTCGTCGCGGTCGCCACCCGCCTCGTAGAAGGTATCGGCGCCGACCATGTTGGACACCGCGAGCAGGTAGAGCTCGGACCTGGCGTCGCGAAGATGACCGGTGGCGCCCTCGTAGGTGCGGGTCCGCACCCCGGTCGTGGTCACGGGCGAGTGGACGGCGGGACGGACACTGCGCTGGTTGAAGCGCGACATAGAAAAGCCCCTCACATGGGAGGGGAGGACCAGCAGTGGGGTGCCCGAGATCAAGTCGGCTGGGGAGACGTAGCGCTCTAGGCCGCTGAGCTACCGACGTTAGACGCCGGACGGGATTTGAACCCGCGTCTCTCTCTTAGCAGGAGAAGTATCCCCGGCCTGCGCACCGGGCACCCCCGATGCTGTGCCTCCCGAGATCAAGGACGGCCGCGGCGGCACTTTTCCAAAGAAGTAGCCGAGACCTGCGCACCGGGAGGTGCATGAAGTTGTGTTGGTACGACTGTAACCCAAAGGGGTGACAACGTGGGGGGATTGTGCGTGCCCAGCAGTGTGGCACGGGGTGGGGCGCTATGCGGCCCTACCGAGCGCCTTCGTTTCCAGCTCCATCAGGTTCTCAAGTCCATGCCGCGTTGGCTTCCAAGTGGAGGTGACCACGTCCAGTAGCTCGCCCCCTACAGTCTGGCCAGCGTGCGGGAACAGTCCAGCACTGTAGAAGGTGGCGGCGATCACGCGCATGGCGGGGATGTCCGGCCCCTTCCATCCCGAGTAGTCGGGTATCTCTGCGGTGTCGAACTCGCCAGTGTGACGCTGGAGCAGTTTCGCCGCCCGGTCGTTGTGGTCGTGAAAGTCGCTGCCGTAGATCTGCCGGATGACCTTGGCTGACGTACCGGCCGGAAGTCCCAGGGCTTCGTCTGACTCGGCCAATGCATCTCTGCCGTAAACAGCGTTCAGGGCCTGTGGGTTGATGCGCTGGAGGAGCAGGCACATCTCCCTTGTTGCTTGGTGATCGCGCGCCAGCTTCGTCAGCCACTCATGCAGCGCGCCCTCAAGGAGATGAGGGACGGTGAAGCCCGGGATGTGCGCGGCCCCCAGGGCGAGCGCGTAGGTTGCGACATCCCTGTCCCAGTCCTGCCGCACGACCCCGAGCCAGCCGGGAGTAGTCGCGCGGTAGAGGTCGATAGCTTCGCGTGTCGCTGGATCGTCTGAGACCCATTCGACGAACTCCGACTCCTTCTTGTCGATCCCTGCTTCCCGGGCGAGCGCGACCCACGGGTCCATGGCGCGGGCCGCCCATGGGATGAGCGACAGGTGCTGCGCCATGTGGTCGGCGTCGCGGAACTCGTTCCGGTACGACTCCCACCCGCGGGCGTGGACCCCTTCCTTGGAGCCCCAGCGGTCTCCGCTGTCCACGCTGGAGAAGGCGCCGCAGTAGGCGCGCAGGTACTGCTCCAGGGCGGTCTCGACATTACTTCGCCGCAGATGGGCGTCACGCCTCTCTTGGTCCTGAGTGCTATCCCCTGCAACCGTGACCCCACCGCCGGGGTGCAGCAGGTAGCCCGTGGACGGATTCGCCTTCAGGTGCCGGTCGACTTCGCGGTACTCCTGATACGCGCTCCAAACCGCTGTGGGGATCTTCCGTATCGGCACGTCGGCGGGTGAGATCGGTCCGCCGGTTGCGTCGCGGATCTGGTCGGCGACCTGCCGCCAGCTGGCTTGCCGCCAGGCCAGGTTCATTGCGTCCTCTTCGGCCTGCCGCCGCTTCGCTTCCTCGCGGCTGGCCTTACGGCGCTTTGTGTTGCCAGGCTGATTGCCAGCGACGTTGAGGATGTCGCCGCGTTCAGCGTGCGCCCGGATCTCTTCCTTCTCCGCCTCGTCTAGCCGGTCGGCGGGCACGTTCTCGCGGATCGGAACGATCTGCGGCGTGTACCCCTCGAAGGACAACTCCTCGATCCAGGCCCGCACGAGAGGAGCGGGAGCGGCCAGGTGGCCGGCGAGCCTCACCTCGATCGGCTTGGTGGTCTGCCCGATGTAACGGACCTCGTTGGTCCGCGGGTCGACGAGGACGTAGATCGTGCCAGTGGCTTCGGTCGTCACTTCGCGATCTCCTTAGGGCTGCCAGCCGTGAGGGATGCGCGTCCTGCCGCGAGCTCCGGCACGTACTTGTAGATGGTGGTGCGGCTGACGCCGAGCATTTTGGCGATGGAGCTGATGGAGGCTTCCGGGTCGGTGAGCATGGATCGGGCGTGCCGGATCTGCTCCTCCGTCATGGCCGGCGGTCGTCCAAGTCGCTGTCCGCGGGCGCGGGCGGCGGCGATGCCTTCGTGGGTGCCTTGGACGATGAGTTCGCGGATGAACTCGGCGAGGGCGGCGAAGACGTGGAAGACGAGTCGGCCGCCGGGGGTGGTGGTGTCGAGGGCTTCGTGGAGGGAGCGGAAGCCGATGCCGTCCTTGCGGAGGTTGCCGACGATGCTGATGAGGTCTTGGATCGAGCGGCCGAGGCGGTCGAGGGAGGGGACGATGAGGGTGTCACCGGGGCGGAGGTAGTCGAGGGCCTTCTGGAGTTCCTCGCGTTCGGCGTTCTTGCCGGACTTCTTGTCGGAGAAGATGCGCTGGCAGCCGCAGGACTGAAGGGCGGCGATCTGCCGGTCGAGGTTCTGGCCCTTGGTGCTGACGCGGGCGTAGCCGATGAGGGCGCCCCCGCCTCCGACTGGGGCGAGAAGGTCTTGGGTGTCGGGTTCCATGAGTCCATTGTCCAACAAAGGGTCATCGTTGGTATATGAACATTGAGACTTTACGTACACCCTTTTTGGACAGTCGGGCGGGTACCTATGTCCGCTTTGCGTGCCACCTGTTCAACTAGCCATCAATCGATCGATTGATGGACAGTCACGCGCTGCGACGCACGGCGACCCCCGTCAGCTACCGGGTCTGTCGCCAACTTCTGGAGTACGTCGGAGGCGCCCTCGTGTCACGGCTCGGTGACAGCCGCCCGGCGCCATGTCGCCCGGTTCTACGGTGTTCCGACGCTCAACGTTGGGGGGACTGATGCGCGCACGCGCTACTGCGGTCATGGCCGCGCTGTGTCTGGCTGTTCTCACCGCTTGCGGTGGTGGGGACGATTCGGCGGAGGCGAAACCGTCGGTGGTGGAGAGCGCTGCCGGTGGGGAGTCGAGTGGGGAGCCTGCGCCGGGCACGGTCGAGGAGGGCATGGAGCTCGGGGAGCCGGCCCGGACGACGGGTGATGGCGGCACGGGCGTCTTGGAGATCACCCCGGACACGGTGGTGTTCGTGAAGGAGGGCGGCGGGGAGACCGCGGAGAACGGGCTGTTCGTCGTGGTGACGATGAAGGACAAGGCGGTGACGGCGGTGGCCGCCGACGAGCCGGCGCCGATCACCGGGCAGGGCTGGAAGTGGATGGCCCCGGACGGGGAGATGGTCGGCTCCGGTGGCGGGTCCGCGTTCAACGTGGTCATGGACAAGTACAACAACGCGGACCCGGTGCAGCCTGGCGCTTGGCAGTGGCGCAGCCAGGTGTTCGATCTGACGGAGGCGCAGGCGAAGGGTGGCACGCTCATCTACATCGACGGCGAGGAGAAGGCCCACCGCTGGCAGATGCCGTCCGAGGATGCCGGGCCGAACGTGGCCGTGGTGAAGAAGCAGCTGGAGTTCTGAGCACGACGAAGCGCCCCCGCCGCCTGCCGAAGCAGGGGCGGGGGCGCTTGTCGTTCAGGCGATGTCGTCGGGCGTGTACCCGTCGGGCAGGCCGGGGTAGACCGGCTCCTGGAACGGCTGGATCGCCGGCGCCGGGACAGGCGGTGGTTCTTCCCGGCCGAGGCGGACCAGGGATCCGACGTCGGCGGCAGTGTCGTCATACCGCGGCGGACGCTCCACAGCTTCCGGCATCACAGAACTCCAGTTCGGTTGAATTCCTCCACCAGAGGGTGCGCGGGCTCCGGCTCCATCTCCGCGCGCTGCATCTGACGCAGCCATCGGTCCTGGCTCCAGGAGAACGCCCGGACCAGCGTTTCCAGACGGAACATCTTGCCCCTCAGCTGCCCGTTCTCCTCGTCGACGCGTCGGACGGTCGCTTCGAGGACGGCCAGGTTCGTGGCCTGCTGGGCCGGTGCGGCGTTCGCGCGGGCTGCCGCCTCAGTCGCCGCCGCCGTCGCTCGGGCAGCATCACGGGTCGCGCGGGACACGAACCATCCCCCGCCACCAAGGACACTGCCGGCGGCCCCGATAACTGCCGCCCATTCGCCGACGTTCATGGCGCCTTGCCCTTCCGGGGCGGTCGCGGCACTGGGGGGACCGAGTACTCGGGCACCGTGCTCGCCCACCAGATGACCCCGACGTGCGAGGTGAGATACCAGATAGCGACGAAACCGCCGCGGCTGTATTCGCCGTTGAGGACGGCGACGGTGTAGGCGATGGCCCACACGGTGGGGGGAATGAAGGCGGCCAGGAATCCGAGCCGGTCTCGGCCGATCCGCAGGAACGCGGAGCCGAAGGTGATGAGTCCGCAGACGATCCACAGCCAGGACCAGTGGCGGAGACTGCACAGCGACGTGAGCAGGTCCAGGCCGTGGTCGCGGGGCGGGTCGACGAGGAAGGACACGCCCCAGCAGGTTTTGCCGGTGCCGAGGATCGCGAGGAACGTGCCGCGGCGGCCCAGCTGCTTGTACAGCCGCCGGGCCGCACGGCACCGCATCAGACCGCCCGGGGCGGTTCGGCCGTCGCCGGCACGGCCGGGCCGGTCGGGGCGACCTGGCCGCGGGTGAGGAGGGCGAGGCCGGCGAGGACGACCGCGTTGAGCGCTCCGACCTTCTCGGCCGACAGTTCGAGGCCGTAGGCGGCGAGCAGGGCGGCGACGGCGGCGACGAGGCCGGTGAACGCGGACGGCGCGATCGGCCGGGTGACGGCGGCGGTCGCTGCGGCGAACACGGCGGAGATGACGGCGACGATCGCGCCCGCCTGCTCCGCCGACAGGCCGAACCCGAACGTGACCAGCAGCGACAGGCCGGCCGAGACGGTGGCGATGAGGAGAGCGGGCTCTCTGCCGAAGATCTTCATGGGTCAGGTTCCCTTCGTGACGGCCGCGCGGAGCTGGGCGACCTCGGTGCGGAGCGCCTCCACCTGGCGGAGGAGTTCCTCGGTGTTCTCGCGGGCCCGGCGGACGTGGCCGTAGCCGGAGCCGAGGGCCGTGCTCACGGCGATCTTCTTGTCGGCCAGGCCCTTGTCGTCGGGCCACGTGTCGGGCACCCAGTCGGGCAGGGTGATCTGGTCGTTCATCTGCATGCCGGTGTCCTTCGGAGCGGAGGGGGTTGCGGTCCCGGTGCTCGGCGTGGTTGCGCCCTTGGCGCGGGCGACGATCCCCGGGAACACGACCTCCTTGAACTGCTTGATGCGCGCCTTGCCGGGGCAGGCGGTGCCGGACGTGGACCACTGCGGGAACATCGAGTGGTAGCCGAAGCCGGGGTCGGAGTGGCTGCGGCAGATGCGCAGCGGGATGCCGTGCTTCTGGTGCAGCCACACGCCGAGCTTGATGAGCTCCTCGACCTGTTTGTCGTTCCACGGGTCCGACGCGGACGTGTTGGATGCGGTCTCGGCGGACACTGCGCCCGTGCCGTCGGCCCGCCGGTTCGCGCCGGCGTTGGCGTCGGCGCGGGTCTCGGTGCCGATGTACTGGCCGACCGCGCCCTGGTAGTCGATGCCGAAGTGGGACTCGAGGTTGGTCGAGTCGCGCCAGTACTCGTAGGTGCGGCGGGCGCTCCACGGGGCGACGATGCTGTGGACGATGAACTGCGTCGGCTTGATGGCGGGCTGCGCATCGGACTCGGGCTGCAGTTCCATCTTCGTGGCGCCGGGGTACCAGGCCATGGGGCCTCCAGGACTTGGGTGGGCCTGCCGGCGGGCGCGGGCGGGCTTGGGGTCGGTCAGGTGGTGCGGATGAAGGTGATGTGGAGGCGGAGGTTGGTGCCGCCTGCGACGCCGTTGGATGCGGTGCGGAGGGTGACGATGCCGTCGGTGCCGATCACGAAGCCGCCGAAGCTCGAGCCGCTGTCCCAGTAGCCGGCGATGGTGCTGTGGGTGGGCCGCCACGCTGACGGGACGGTCGCGCACACGGTGTCGGCGATGTTCCCGCCATCATTCGCTGAGATGGTGCTGCCGGTGCGGGCTAGGTACAGGTCGAGGACCACGACCTTGCCTTGCCGGTGTCCGAAGAAGTCGAGAACGCTGAACCCGGACGCGGCGCTGAGGCCGCTGGTGGTGGTGGCCAGTGACGGTTCCGGTGTCACCCAGGTGCTGCCGTTGTAGACGTCGAGGCGGTTGGAGTCCTCCAGCCACGTCGTCATGCCTTCGACCGGCGCGGTGAGTGTTGCGCCGCGTGTCGACGCGGACGCGAACCGCATCACCGTGCGGGGGATGATTCCGTCGGCGAGGGCCTGTGCGGCGTCGGGGATGGATGGTGGGTCCGTCATCTGCCAGACGGCAACGTTCTGGCCGTACTTGTCGGGCGCGGTCACGGGCCCCCCTCTCAGGTGGTGGCGAGTTTGCCGAGGACGGCCCAGTTGCCGTCGCCGAAGTCGGCGAGGACTACGAGGTCGCCGATGGTCGGGGTGTAGGCGGTGAGGCGGCGGACCTGCATGTCGCCGTCGACTTCGACGAGCCCGCCGCCGGGGATGGCGGTGATCGCGGCGAGCATGAGGCGGGATCCGCGGACGCTGGCCGTGTTCTCCCCGGTGCGCTGCGCTTGCCGCTTCAAGGCGGCGGCGAGGTCGCGGTTCATGGAGTGGCCGGACTTCGTCACGCGTCCTCCTTCGCCGAGATGGTGGCGATGGGGAAGTCGCCGCCCAGGTCCAGCGGCACGCTGAAGCTGGCGACTTGGTGGAGTTCGCGGGTGTCGTCCTCGTGGACCACCCGGATCACGTCCCCCGGCTCCAGCGCAGGGTTCGGCAGGCTGGAGATGTCGCCGGAAGCGTTCGGTGCCTTCGCGACGGCCAGCTTCAGTTGGGCTGCCCGCAGGCAGGCACCAGACGTGATCAGCGTCGACGACGAGTAGAAGAACGGCCGCCGCCCGTAGGGCCCCGACCAGTAGGTGGGCGAGTTGGGGTCGTTGTCGACGACCAGCGCCGACACCGGCGGAATGCCGTCGCTGCTGTTTTCGCCGCGGGCGAGGACTGCGTTGTGGACGCCGTCGGAGGTCATGGCGCGGCTGCCGGAGATGTAGACGCCGCCCTCGACCGCTTCGACCGCCCACACGGGTGTGGTCGTGGCGAGGTCCGGCAGGGTGCTGATGGCGAACTCGCCGTCCGCTGTCGCGTACACCTCCGCCCCGGCCGCGGCAGCGATCTCCTGGCAGCCCGCCCACGGGTCCGCTTCCACATCAAACCAGCGGGATCCGATGGCGGTGTCGTCGATGAGGCTGATGATGGTGGCGTCGGGGAGGCTGCGGCGGATCAGGGCGCTGATGGCGGTGACGACGGTGCCGGATGCCCGGTAGCGGGCGGTGAACTTGTCGTCGGCGACGATCACCGACAGGTCTTTCCCTGCCAGGGTGACGGGCCCTTCGCTGACGTCGCCGTCCACGCTGTCGAGGCGGAACACGCCCAGCGGCACCAGTTCGGTGTCGTCGGGCCGCCCGTACTCGACGCCGCGGGACACCCGCAGCCGGGCGCCGTACACGGCGAGCTGGTCGGCTGGTGTGCGGGGGATGACGGCCGGGTCGGGAACGGTGACAGTGCAGGTGCGGCGGATGGCCTGCCCGCGGTCGACGGTCACCGACCCGCCCGTGTGGGGCAGGTCGATGACGTCGCCGTTCGTCAGCATCAGCTGCACCTGCGTGACCGGGGTGTGCGATTCGGCGAGCCGCTTCAGCAACCTGTCGGAGACGGGGTACACGATCACCCCCGGCGGTCGAGGAGGAGATCCTCGCTGGTGTCGTACACGTCCAGCAGGTCCGCGCACGTCGCGAACTCGGTGACGACGTCCTGGCAGGTGCGGCCCGCGGCGCCGTTCACGCCGACGGTGACGGGCATGTCCTGCTCGGTCAGCGGCAGTGTCCAGGTCCGCCACTGCTCCTGGGCGAGCCTGCCGAGGCGCGCTTCCGGGACGTTGCCGACGGACACGTACATGTCGTCGACGCCCATGCCAGGGGCGGCCTGCCACAGCAGCGTGTTGCCGGAGTCGAGGAGCAGATGCAGGGCCTGACGCTCGGCGTCGGAGCGGGTCGCAACAGCGAGCTCCCCTTCGAGACCCTGCCTGCGGCCCGAGAAGACGACCTTGTTGCGGCGTCCGCGGACGATGTGGCCGGCCTGCTCGACGGGCCGCTGCCAGTCCGGCGCCTGCCCCGCGACCACCCGCATGTTGCGTTGCGGGTTCGCCGGGTCCTTCAGCCAGCACAGGTTGATGTCGTCGAGGGTGAGGGTCACCCGGTCTGAGCCGCGCGTGGACCGGCCGCCACCCAGGTCGAACATCTCGATCCGGTACGACACCGGTACGCCCATCGGCGCCTCATGGTCCTCGATGACCATCAGATCGGAGGTGATGATCTGCCGGTCGATTAGACCTGCCGTGCCCCGGACGAGGGTGCGACCCCCGTCGGGGCCGACCCGGTACACGGTGATCGTGTAGTCCAGCGGCAGCTCCCGCAGCGTCAGCGTGACATAGCCGGCGTCCGAGTCGGCCGTCGCTGTGGTGAGGGGCAGTACCTCCCACAGGGCGACCCGGTCGACGTGCAGGATCGACCCTGCGGCCGTCGCGGTCGGCACGACCTCGACCGCCGCCTGCGTCGCCCCCGTCGGCGCGGTCTGGTCTGAACCCAGTCCGTACCAGGAAGTTCCCGGAAGGTTGTAGGTGGAGCCCCCGCTGACACCGAGGTCCGTGTTCGTGTCGTCGTACCAGCGGACCCGCACCGCGGCCGTCGACCAGGCGCCGGCTGCCGGGTGCGCGAGCACGTAGGCCCGCCAGTTCACGCCTGCCGTGACCGGGAAGCGTGCCGACCGGATGGTCGACGTGGTGGCGGTCGGTGAGGTGATGGCGAGGGAGTAGGAGCCGTCGAAAGCGGAGAATCCCCACGGCGTGGTGCGGGCGATCGACGCCACCCCGGAGGCCACCGTCCACCCTGCGACGCCCTGCTCGAAGCTCGCGTCGGCGTAGGGCAGGACGCTGCCCGCCTGCAGTTTGGGGGCGGCGACGACGGCGACGCTTTCCAGGCGCAGCACCTGTCCGGCCGATGCCCCGTCCAAGCCTGCCGCGAGTCCGCAGGTGGCCGCCGTAGCAGGGGCAGTCGCGGACACGCGCTGCCGGTACATGCCCGTACCCGGCGCGGCCAGAGTCGACCGGGCGGTCTGGATCTGGTTGCCGTTGGCGTCGTAGAAGCGAAGCTCGATCCACGCCTGCGCGGTCAGCACGGGCGGCTGCAGGTAGGCGTAGGCGAGGTACTCCTGGCCGGGGGTGACCGTCGGCCGGTCCACGGACAGGATGGATGCGTTGCCTGCGGAGGCCGCGGTCATGGCGAGGGTGTGGCCGCCCGCAAGGTAGTTGGTCACCGACCAGTTGACCACCGGGACCTGGCGGGAGATCGTCGCGTTGACGACTGCCGCCCATCCCGACGTGTCCAGCTCCGTGGACTCGGTGTTGAAGCCGAGGAGGTTGCCGGTCGTGCGGATCGGCAGACCCAGGTAGATGTTCTCCCAGTAGTGGGAGACGCCCGCGCCCGCTTCCGCGGACGACAGCAGCACCTGCGCCTGTGCCGCCCCCACCGGAGCGGTGGCCGCCACCGATACGCGATGCCAGCCGGAGGAGGCTGCCATCGTCGTCAGCGACCACGACACTGATACTTCGGTGCCGGTCGTGGACAGCCAGCGGATCCCGATCCGTTCCGGGACCGCCCCCGCCGTGTCCGCGAATGCGTAGTAGACGGTGCCTGCGGTGACGGGGTAGGAGGAGACGGTGCGGGCCTGGATCTCCCCGGCGGCGACGCTCTTGACGGCGAGGCAGCCGTCCCCGCCGCTCCTCCCTCCCACCCCCTTGAGGAGCGTGCAGTTGAGCTTGCTCGTCCACCCGGAGGTGTTCGGGTCGATCGTCTCGGTCGTCGCGGAGAGGAGGTTCCCTGGGATCGCCACGTCGCCTCCTCAGACCGCGTTGAGTACCTGGATGAGCTCGCCCTGAGCGGTGCGTACCTCGGCGCGGGCGATGTCGGTGATCTGCTGGTCGCCGACGTACACGGACACCTGCAGGTCGCCGAGTTCCCCCCCGCCGCGGGCGAGAGCGTTGAACTGGCTGCCGGTCAGTACCGGCTCGGGCCGGCCGGTGCCGTTGTAGGCCAAATTGAAGCCGGGCTGGAGCATGCCGCCCCGGTCATACTTGCCGGGCTCGAAGCCATACCAGCTGCTGAAGAGACGGTCGTTGTAGCCGCGCGCCCTGGAGCCGACGACGACGCCGTCACCGCCCCGCGATTCGACCTTGGTGCGGCCGATGGTGCCCGCAGTGTGGCCGACACCGGCGTGCGTGATGCCGACCCGGAAAGCCGAGTTGCCGTTGCGGACCCAGCCGGGCGGTGTGCCGCCCTTGAAAGCGTGCGTCGACCAGCGGCGGTGCGGCTTCTGGCCTCGAATGACGCTCTCAATGGCGCTCATGAACCCGGAGCAGTCCCAGCTCGGGTTTCCGTTGCCGCCCCACTGGTAGGGCTTGCCGTGCTGCGTCTTCGCCCACTTGAGTGCGGCAGAGATCCGGGGCCCGCCGATCCCGCCAGCGCCCCGCTTGTCGGCCTCCTTGCTGTAGCCGAACAGGGCGTCGATGATCCGCGTGGGGATGCGGCGGAGCATGCGACCGAACGCGGTGTCCATGCCGGGGAACTTGGCGAGGAGCGGGTCCACGACGTGCTTGATGCCTGCGCGGGCCGAGTTCTCCAGGCCGTCCTTCAGCCAGGATGCACCCTCCTTGATCTTGTTCCAGGCTGCTGATCCGGCACCCGCCGCATCCGACGCCCGGTCCTTGATCCAGCCGAAGATGCCGCCGTCCGCGAACGACTGCACCACACCGCCGCCCGCGTAGCGGAGGGACGTGTCCGTCGGCGTGTGCGGGTTCCCGCCGAACACCGGCGCCAGCGCAGCCTTGACGCCCTGCGTACCGCTGGACTTGGCGATGCTGTTCATCGTGCCGACGAAGCCGCTACCGACCGCCCTCGTGAACTCGGGCCGCATGATGGCCTCGCCACCCGACAGCTCCAGCCGCCCGCCGGTCGGCGACACAAACTGGTGCACGTCACGGCCCGGCGTGTAGCCAGGCATGATGCCACCACTGGCGAACTGGAACTTCTTCAACTTCGGCGCCCCGAACGCGCTGGCGACGCTGTTCCACACGCCGACGATGCCCTTGTTGTAGACGGTGTCGACGATGAAATTGATGGGCTTCTTCGCGACGCCCTTCAGCTTGTCCCACTGCGTTTTGATCGCGCCAACGGCGTCCTCGAAGACGCCCCCCAACCCCTTTATGATCTTCTTCCAGCCGTCGAAGATGGGCTTGATGCCCTTCTCCCACGCAAACTTGCCCGCGGCGACAATCCCGTCCCAGGCAGGCTTGATGGCCTCCTTCCACAGCCACTTGCCCCAGCCGCCAATCGTCTTCAGGCCGTCAACGAAGGCACGGAAGATCGGACGGAGAACCTTCTCCCACATCCACTTCGCGCCGGCGACGATGCCGTTCCAGGCGGGCTTGATGGCGTTGTTCCACAGCCACTTTGCCTTGTCGCCGATCCACTGGAAGGCGGGCTTGAAGGCGTTCGTCCACAGCCACATGGCCGCAGCGCCGATCGCCTCGAACGCCGGCTTGAGCGCGTTGTTCCACAGCCACTTGCCGACCCAGCCGACCAGCTTGATCGCCGCGATGATCGGCAGGAGGACGATCGTAACCAGAGCGGTGAGCAGAATCTTCCCTGCCATGACGATGGCATCCCAGGCGGGCTTGATCGCGTTCTGCCACAGCCAGGTCGCCCAGACGCCGACCGTCTTCAGCGCGCCCACAATCCCGTCGAACGCAGGCTTCAGGGCGTTGTTCCACAACCACAGGGCGCCCGTCCTGATGGCGCCCCACACGGCCTGCACCGCATCCCGGAACCACTCGAACCTGCGGTACAGGTAGACCACCGCGAGGACGACACCCGCGATCGCGAGAGCAATCCACCCCCACGGGCCGGCCATGGAGATCAGGTTGAATGCGGCCATCGCCCCGCTCGCGAGGAGCAGCCCGATGCGCCACAGACGGGTGACGACCAGCAGCCCCCACAGGCCGATCACAACCTCCGGCAGGTACCTGGCGACGTGGCTCAGACCCTGCGCAAAAGCCCCGATCAGCTCCAGCAGCGGCTTCGACACCGGCTTCAGCGCCTGGCCAATGTCCATCAAAGCGGACCCGATCTTGCCGAACGTGTCAGCGAGGACCGGCCCCATCTCCGAGGAATATGACAGGAACCGCTCAAACTCTGGGGAACCCTTCAGGTTGGTGCCCCAGTTCGCGAAGCGGCCGGTCAGGCGCTGCATTCGCTCGGAGATGGAGTCCATGTGCGGCATGAATGCCTGCATCATGCCCGCCATGCCCTTGAAGACGTTCCCGAAGGCGATGCCCAGGCCGGTGATGGCGGGCTTGATAGAGCCCTCCAGATCCTGCTTGAACTCCTTCCACCACGGCGACTTGAAGCCCGCCGACGCCCGGTCCTGCAGGCTCTTGATGGCGTCCGCGGCCTCCAGCACGAACGGCGTCAGACCGGGCAGGCTGTTCTTGATGCCTTCGAGTGCCCGCGTGAAGATCGGCATGACGGCCGGCTGAAGCGCCCGCGACCAGGCGCTGAAAGCGTCCTTCAGGTCGAGGAACGCATTCATCGTGTCCCGCGCCGACGGCGTCAGCTTCGCAAGCTCGTCCTGGTACTTCTGCTGTGCGAGGGCAGCCTGATCCACGCCCCCCGCCGCCGAAAGCGACGCGGAGGCAATCTGCCGCTGTGCCGATGCGATCGAATCCGCAGCCGACTGCTGCGCCTGCGCCAACTGCTCCTGCGCGCGCGCAACCGAGCGCGCCCCGTCCTCCTGTGTGCGGGTCACATTCCGCTGGGACTCGGCGACACGCTCCTGCGCGTCAGCGATGTCCCGCTGCGCCTGCACCTGCTGCCGGGCCGCATCCTCCCGCGCCTTCGACAGGGCCTTCTGCTGGTCGGCGACACCCTGCTCCGCCTGCCGCAGACGCTCCTGCGCATCCACCACCAGGTCGGAGCCCTCAACGCCCGCCTTGTCGGCCTTCTGCTTCTCCGCCGACAGGCGCTTCGTCTCCGAGCGCTGGTCCTCGAGCCGCTGCACCGCCTGGTCGTAGGCGAGCTGGGCGCGCTGCTGATCCACATAAGAGGCGCTCTCGCCGGCCTCCCGCATGCGGACCAGACGCGCGTGCGCCTCCTCCACCGCCAGCACAGCGTCCCGCTCCGAAAGGCTGGCGTTCGCCAGCCGGGACTCGAGATCCTCAAGCTGCCGTGCCGCGTCCGCGCGGGCCTGGGTGAGATCCTCCTGCGCCTGCCGGGCAGACCTTTGCGCGTCGGCGAGAGAGTCCTCCGCGCTGCGGATCTGCTCCGCTGCACTACGCTGCCGGTCCGCGGCCTGCTGCACCGCATCCGCGAGACCCCGCCGGGCCTGCTTGACCTGGTCGGCCGCCCTCTCGTTCGCCTCCGCAGCTCCCCGCACCGCGTCCGCGACGCCCTGCTCGGCCTGCCGAATCTGCCGGGCAGCGTTCCGGTGCGCGGACGCCAACGACTGCTGCGCGGACGCCATCTGCAGCGAGCGCTGAGCCGCCTGAGCCGACGCCTGCCCGCCCTGCCTTGTCGCCTGCGTAGCCGCATCCTGCGCAGCCTTCTGCGCCTGCAGCACCTTCCCGATCTGCATGAACGCAGGCGCCGCCACCAGCGCGATACCGCCGATACCGACAGCCGCAGCCGTCGCAGCAGCAGCCACCGCACCCAAGCCGGCCGCAGCAACAGGCAGCACCGGAAGCAGCGCCGGCCCAAGAGCCACCGCCGCCGTAATCAGCATCTGCATACCGGACACGCGAACGTTGAGGTTCGCCGTCTGGCCGTCCAGGCGGTTCACCATAGCCTGCACGGCGGCAAGCTGCGCTGCAGCTCCTGCCGTGTCTACGCGGATCGCAACGTCCGCGTCCGAGGCGGACAGGGCCTGAAGGCGGGCCTGGATCGCCTCGATGCGGGCGGTTGCGGTTGCGGCGTCCATGTCGACGCCGATCCGCACATCCCGCAGCGCGGTGAGCTGTGCCCGCAGCCGGGCAATCTCCACCTCGGCCGCGCTGGAGTCCGCGGTCAGGTTGATGTTCGGCAAGCTCGCCTCAGCCGCCTGCACCTGGGCACGCAGCCGCTGTCCGAACGTTCCGTCCGTCTCCACCCGGATGCGGGCAGGGTCGCGCGTCGTCTCGTCGATCTGCTGCTGCAGAAGTTGCAGCTGCGCGATCGCCGCCGCCGTGTCCGCACGCACCGCAACGTTGGGGTGGGCTGCGCCGATCCGGCGCAGCCGCTCCTCAATGTCGGCGGCCTCCGCGCGGGCGGTCGCCGCATCGACATCGATCCCGATGGTCTTACCCGCGAGGGTTTCCAGCCGGGCGCGGAGCCGGGCCAGGTCGGCGTCGACACCTGTGTCGGAGAGGCGGACGTCCAGCTTGGGCATGCTGCGGAAAGCGGCCTGAAGACGAGCCCGCAGACTACGGGCGAACGCACCGCCTGTCTCCTCGCCCTGCCGGGTCGCTGCAGGGCGGGCGGCCCGCCCGCCCTGCGTGATGCCGTCCCGCAGGCCATCCCGGATCGTGGCCGTGATTCGGGCGGCGATCTGCCGCCCGACCTGCTCACCAATGCGCGTGCCGATGGTCCCGATCGCACCCTGCATGGCAGGACCGAAAGCCCGGCCAGCTACCGCGCCGGCCTCATCACCAACCCGCGCGGCGGCAGGCAACAGAGCAGCCCGAAGGTGCCCCTGGATACCGCGCGCGTTGGGAACGACATCGATCTCGACGGAGCCGACGGAGATTGCAGGCACCAGGAGCCTCCTCCCAGCGCCCCTATGCGGCGCCCCCTTGCAGCAGCTTCAGTAGCTTGTCCGCGGACTTCTCAGTGAGCTGGGCCCGCGTCTTCTTCGGGCCCGCACCGGGCCGGCGCATCGGATCCGGTGGATCCGACCGCTTCTTCTTCTCGGTGTTCACGGACCAAAGAGCCCACTCGACGCGACGGGTGGCGTCGATATTCGAGGCGATCAGTTGCTCAAGCTGCGACCAGCGGGCCTTCTCCGGCTCACCCTTGTCTGCCTGCTCCGCAAGCTGCATCGGGGTGAGCTCGTTCCGGAGAGCGGTCATGGTGTGCGATTCGGGCGGCAGGTGTTCGATGACCACGCGCAGCCACCGCCACGACCGGCGCCCCGACAGCACGTCAGCGATGTCGTAGTGCCGGTCGATCAGGTCAGCCTCTACCGCCTCCGGGTGGGCCTGCCAGATCGCGATCGTGCCCTGGACTTTCCCAGAGGCTCCCCCGACCGCTCCCCGGCGTCCGTCACGAACTCCTGGAACTCGGTCGCGGTCGGGTCGAGTTCCTCGAAGAACTCGTAGTCGTCCGGGTGCAGGATCTTCTCAGCGAACTCGAAGATGAGCCCCTGCGTCAGCATCCGCTGCCACGACACCCGCCACGCTGCGGGCGGCACGACCCGGACTTCCTCACCGCACAGTTCCGCAGTGACGTAGCGCCCCTCGGCTTCGATCTCCTGCGCGTCCGCCGCCGTCACCTCGACGTCCTCGTCCGGCTCGACGTCCGGCTCCTCACGGCGGGTGGGGCGGGTCGCGGCGCGCGAGGCGCTGCGGGGCTTCCTGCTGCTGGTGGTGGTCTTGCTCGTCGCCATGGCGCGGGCTCCTCACTGTTCTCGGCGCGGGCTGGTGTAGAGGTGGACGGGCCGGGCCCGCGCCAACGGTGGCGCCCCGCAAGGCGCCTACGGCCCGTCCACCCGTCTCAGGACCCCGAGTAGTCCGCGGTCTCCGGCACCCTGTCGAAGTGGTACACGGTGTTGCCCGCCTCGTCGGGGTAGGCGGTGATCGTCCACTCGTAGCCGGCGACCTCGTCCTGCTTGTGGTTCACGTCCGACCGCTCGGTGATCTCGCCCGCCGGGACGTAGAACCCGCGCTGGAAGTTGTCCCCGTCGAGGACCACGAACCAGAACGCGCGCCGATCCGGTGCCGGAGACGCGGTCTCCGCGAACGTCGTCAGCCCGGCCGTCGGCTGCAGGTCGGCCACGTCCAGCCTGTACTGCAGGGACTGGACCGTCGTCCGGCCGGTCTCCCACACCGTCAGCCCGAACGTGCGCAGCGACGATGTGATGGTGGTACGGATCGGCGCCGTGAACCCCCACGGGGTGAAGCTCTCGGAGTCCTCGTCGAAGCCCTGCACCAGGCCGTCGTCAGAGATGGCCCCGAGCGGCAGCCACGGGGCGAGCGGCTGGATCGCCGGATCGCCAGGCGAGGTCGTGCCCAGCGGAGCCGTCCAGCCGCCGCCATTGGCGCCGACCTCCAGCAGGTCCGCGGCGCGGGTGATCTGAACCATGATTTCTCCAGACATGCGAAAGCCCGCGCACGGGCGGGAACCGAAAAGGGGCCAGGCGCGGGCCGAACAGCCGGTCAGGAAACCGGATGGCAGAAGATCTCGTAGGTGGCGCCCACCCTGCGGAGCGCGAGGTTCTCGTAGGGGCGCACCGCGGGCAGGGTGATGGCTCCGGTGCGGCCGATGACCATCGTGCTGCTGGACGAGCCGCGCAGTTCGCCGGTCACCCAGGCGTGCACCTCGTTGGCCAAGGCGATCGCCTGCGCGCGGGTCGCCGCGTACACGTCGATGTCGACGAGCATCCGCGCCAGTCGGATCCCGTCGTCGTCGCCGGCCGGGATCTGGTTGATCTGGATCGTCGGCAGCTCTTCGAGGAGCCGGTTGTCGAGCTCATCCCTGACGACTGCCTGCGGGAAGCGGGCCGTCGCCCGGGTGATGAGCTCCAGCTCGATGTCGACGAGGGCGGTCACTGGTTCCGCCCGCCCATCTGTGCGGCCCGCAGCAGAACGTGGTGGGCGGGGACTTTCTCGGTGCCGTACTCCACCCAGCGGGCGTAGTACGCCGTGTTACGGACGTAGCCGACCGCGCGGTCCCGGCGACGACCACCCCTGGCGGTGCTGTCCGTCTCCCACGACTCCTTGTAGTGGCCGGGGTGAGGACTGTGCGGGTCGACCGGGGACAGGCCGATCGCGACACCCTTGATGACTTCGGCGCGGCGCAGCATCTCCGCCTGCATGCCAGGCATCCGCAGCATCTGCCCGATGCCCTTCCGCTTCACCTTGAAGCGTGCTGCCACGAGGTACTCCTCTCGGTCAGCCGGTGACCCGGTCGGCAGCGAACTGCACGGGGCCACGCGTGCCGGTGAACGGTGAGCGGCCCCAGTCGCCGGGCTCGCCCGTGATCTCGCAGACGACGCCACGGATACGGGCCTTGTCCGTCGTCCGCAGCGGCATCCGCGGATGGTCCGGCGGCGCGTACACAGTCCAGCCGACGATGACCGTGTCCCTCTCCTGCTGCTGCGAGCCGCCCACCTGCGGCGACTGTGCGCGAGGCGTCACCACACAGCCGGGAAGGTCGAACGACTCGTCCGGGCCCGGCAGCGGCTGGCCGCGCGGATCCCGTCCCGGCGACGGGCCGGTGCGCAGGATCCGCACCGTCTCACCGAACGGGTACGGGGCAGGCATCAGTACCCCCACCCGGGCTCGAACTCGTCCGCGAAACCGGCGTCGTCGATCGGCCACGTCGGCGACGGGTCCGCCGTCACCGGTGTCGGATCCACCGTGAACGCGCCGCCGCGACCGGCGAGGGACTTGAGTGCCGCCTTGTCGCCCTTCGTGAGGTACAGGCCTCCAGAGCCTTGGGGGCGCTGCACCGACATCGGGCCGATCGTCTCGTAGCTGACTTGCTGCGGATTCACGTAGGCCCGGCCGGCAACCGACAGGACCACCGCTTCCGCCCCCTCAGGGAGCGGTTTGACGATGGTCTGGCACAAGCCGATCGCCGACGTGATCAGCAGGTCGGCGCGGTCTCCCTGGATCTCATCGAGTCCCAGGTACAGGCCGAGCTGCTCGGCAGTCGGAGGGACGAACGGCATGGTCGCCTCCTCAGGCCAGGGACTCCACAGCACTGCGCCAGGCCGCCAGATCGGCGGCCGGGTCGAGCTCGGCACTGCGGGCCTTCGCCCGCTTCGACGCCAGCCGGTACTCGGCAGGCGTGAGCAGCTTCCGCAGCACAGCCTCATAGCCCGGCACGTCGTTCCGGTCGACGAAGATGCCCGCCTCCCCCAGCGACTCGCACAGCCCCGGCGTGGGGTGCGCGACCACGGGGATACCGCTCGCGAGCGCCTCGCAGCCGGCCCGGCCCCACGACTCGTAGGAGGACGGCATCAGCAGCACCCGCGTGCGGGCGTACACCTGCTGCCGCATGTCTGTGCCCTCGACGTGGTCGAGAACCGTCACGTTCGGCAGGTCGGGGAGGATCTGCTCCCCGTAGGCGCCGCGTACCGCAAGGAACTCCTGGTCCGGCATCCGCTCAGCGAGGGCGGCGAAGACTTTGCCGCCCTTGTCCGCGTTGCAGTTGATGAGCGTGACCGCCTTGCCGGGTCTGGTCGCGTACTCGCCGGCGAACACCGGCGGACGCACGACCAGCGACTCGGCGGGGCGGATGGCCTTCGGGTACTCGGCGAAGAAGAGCTCCGCCTCCCGCTCCATCCACTGGCTGTTGTACACCGCTAGTGCGGTGCCGCCAGCGCCCATGTCCCGGAACGTCGGCCGGTGCGTGTTGTGACACACCACCACCAGCGGCTTCCCGTACCCGCGGGCCAGGGACGCCGTCGACGGCACCGTCTCCAGATGCGCCAGCAGCACATCCGCCCGCCGCACAGCAGTCGGGAAGTCCAGCCGCGACGCGAGTGGCACCACACGGATGCCCCGGTACTCGTACTCCTGCGAGGCCTTGCCGTACCGGGACAGCCACACCTGCACGTCGTGCCCGCGCTCCACCAGAGGCCGCAGCATGGAGACGAGCATGTGCTCTGCCCCAGCATTGTGCTCCGGCGGCATCAGATGAACGCGGGCCACGATCGTCAGGGGCTTGGCTGCCCCGCCCGGCGCGGAAGCCGGGACAGCCGTAGCCATCAGGTGCCCGAGGGGGTGCCGGTGAACTTCACGAACGCATCCGGGTCGCCCTGCACGTACCCGTAGTACGCCTCCGCCAGCAGCAGCACCAGGTTGTTCTGGAACGCCGACACGACGTTGTTGTCCTCGTCGACGTAGGTCGCCTCCTTCGAGATCCGCACGGTGATGTCCATGCCCACGCCGAACGCCGCCTGGGAGAAGTCACCGCCGATCGCCCGCAGTCCGGTGTCCGTCGACGCCGACTGCCGGCGCTGCTTACCACTCACCGAGCGGGAGTAGGCGAGCGGCTCCCCGATCAGCGTGCCCGCCGCGGCCATGTCCGTGCCCGGCGTGGCCGTGTCGACCAGGATCGGCCGGCCCGTGGTGTCCGTCGCCAGCAGCAGCTTCGGCTTCAGCCGGTGGTCCGCGATCGTGCCGGTGTAGTCCCAGTCGTCGTCGATGACCAGCTCCATGCCGGTCACCAGGTCGGCCCAGATGCCGCCCTGCGCCTGCGTCTTCGTGCCCAGCGCCACCGCGTTGCTGGTCATCGCCATGTAGTCGGCGAACGGGCCAGCCGCGCCCTTCATGGTCTTGCCGTGGATCGCCGCGTGGTCGAAGGCCCGCGCGAACGCCGTCGGCAGGTCGGTCTGCAGCTGCGTCCACAGGCCGCCCGCGTTGGTCATGACGACCTCCTCGGCGACCGGGATGAGGACGGCGAGCTTCTTCGCCGTCATCTCCTTCACGCCGACACTGCCGGACGACAGCGGCTTCTTCTGCGCCTGCCCGACCCAGTCCGCGGTCGGCACGTCCATCGGGATCGGCACGGAGGTGGTGGCGTCGATCGCCAACGGCGCCCGACGGGCGAGCGCCATCACCGCGGACTGCTCCACCGACTTCTCGAAGATCGGCCCCGCGAGGGTTCGCGGGAGGAGTGAAGCGTTGACGTCGGACAGCTTGATCGGGGCCGTAGCCATGGGTTCCTTCCTTCTCCGCAGCTACTGCTTGAGCTGCGGTGTCAGCCACCCGGCGAACTCGTCGCCCGGGGCGGGGGGCCTGGTCTTGTTGGCGCCGGACGCCTGAGTGCGGTCCGGTGCGGGACGCCGCGGGCCCTCCTGGGGCTGGGATTTCGCCCAGTGCGGCTTGCGCTCCAACAGCGCCTGGAGATCCGCCTCGATGGCGGACTCGTCGATGTCGCCGTCCTCGCTGATGTACGAGTCGAGATCGAGTGCACCGACCGCGTCCTCGGGATCCGTGAACGCCGGCCGGTCGTCGGCCGATGCGCCCGCCATGGCCTGCACGCGAGCCTTCGCCAGCTTCTGGCGGGTCTTCGCGATCTGGTCGTTGGCACGCGCCAGCTGGTCGTTGAGGCGCTCGGACTCCGACTTCTCGGCGTCCTTGATGCGCTGCAGCTCCGCGGCCTTGGGCTCCAGCTCCTTGAGACGCTTGCGGAGGTTCGCGGCCTCCGAGTTCGCCTTCCGGATCTTCGCCTCGGCCTGCTTCCGGTCGAACGGCTTCTCCTCGCCGCCGGACTCCGCCTCCTGGGCGTCGTCCCGCTGCTCGGTGCCGTCCTGGCCCTCGGTGGCCGTCTCGTCGACGGTCTCCTCGGTACCGGACTCCTGCTGCTCGGTCGTCTCGTTCTCTTCGGGCATGACGAATCGGCCCTCCAGGGGCTGTCGAAAAGGGAAAGGCCGCCACCAGGGCGACCGTTGTTAGAAAGCTCCGGGGAGCGGGTTCGGATCGTGCTCGGCCAGCGCCCGCCTGAACCGGGCAAGCTGGCTACCGGAGTGGCCGGCGGCGTACTCCTCGTACAGCCGCGCCCACTCGCGGGCCTGCGGGGACGGCTCGAACCGCTGCCCCGCAAAAACCGGGATGGCGCCACAGTGGCAGCCATCATGGGCACGGAAGCCCACCGTCTCCCGGGCGAAGACCGAGCCGCGGGAGGCCAGCAATTTACAGAAGGCGCACGCCCCCAAGGCTGCCGACCGCGCCCACGCTCTCGCCTGCGGATCCTGCCGCACCGCCTCCAGGACAGTACTGCGGCCCGTATCGGCGACGAGCTTCTGCGCAACCAGTTCGGCCTTCTTCTCCGCCTGCTCCAGACGCGTCTCCAGCGGCTGCTGCTGCGCCACGGTGGCCTGCTCAGGCTCGCGTTCCCACACGTCCTTCGCCGCCCACCGCAGACTCGCCTCGGTCTTCTCAGGCGGCGGCGGATCCGCGACCGGCACCGTGAACGAGCCGGACACCCCGGCCGCGTCCCGCTGCGCGTCGTAGAACTCGGCACCCAGCGCGGCAGAGGTTTGCGCGTACTGGTCGACGACCGTCTGCACGGCCGTGACCCGGACCGGTATCGGGCGGCTCAGCGTGGGC